ATCTTCTTCAATGCCACGAGGAAAGCCATTAAAACCCGTCGACAAGATGACGTTATCATCATTGACGATTACACACCCCACCTTTGTCGACGGATCCTTGCTTTTCTGAGCGATCAGAGTAGCCTGTAAGATAAACAATTCATCCCATGATAGTTCATCACGAATCATAATATAGTTCTCAATGGTTATTTGATTTCAATCTTACGAGGCTTCTGTTCGTCAGGAATGACATTTTCCAATTCAATGGAAAGAATGCCATCAGCAAGAGCAGCATCACGAACCACAATTGTATCAGACAAAACAAATTGACGAGAGAACTTGCGACCAGCAATACCTTTTACAAGATAGTTGCGTTCGTCTGTTTCTGCCTTTTTGCCTGTTACCTTGAGAGAGTTTCTCTCACTAGTGATTTCAATCTCATCTTGTTTGTAGCCAGCAACTGCCAATTCCAGAATAAAGTTGTAATCATCTTTCTTGATGACATTCACTGGAGGAAATGCAGTTTGAGTTGCTGTAAGTAGATGAGCCGCATTATCGAGAGCAGCGAACGAATTCTCAAACCCAAGAGCAGTCGGAAGAAGACGATCGAGTCCGTATGTGGATGCGAGTGTAGTGATATTAGTCATTTTGTAACTCCTTTAATAAGCAAGTTTATAGTTATGGACCCCAAATGGGCATCCAATTCTATTTAGCCAAAATTCGTTGGTCCGTCGACTTTCCAGTCCTCCATCGGAGGAGTTTCTGATGAAACGCCAGTTGAGCCAAATCCACCAGCACGCTCAGAGTGTTTTTCTGGACGTGTGTTACAAACAGCAATATGGAATGGTTCGTTGCAGGCAATCTCGCCTTGAGCGATACGATCGCCTTTGCGAATTGTTGCATGCATCTTGGAAACGTTTGTCAAAAGCACAAACACTTCCTCTTGATAATCAACATCAACAATACCTTCGCAGTTCGCTAGAATCAAACCTTTCTTGAGCGAAAGACCCGAGCGAGAATGCAAACGAATACTGTGATTCTGCAATGGCAATTCTGGACGTGAGATATCTGCGTATGTTTCGATTGTTTTGCGATGATCGATTTTAAAGATCAAGCCTGTTGGAATTAACAGACGATCTCCTGGATAAATTGAAATCTCTCCAAACGAATTGACTTGTCGTTCGATAGGTGAGTTAAATGAATCATATCCAGTTACAACATTACTTGTTGGCTGGAATGATAAATCAAAACAGTTTGCTAAAGTAGTTCCGTATGTTGGTAATTCTATATCATCACGAAGTCTATACACACTCAAATAAATCATACAGGATCCTTTTTCTTTTTTCCGATTGTATACTTGGAAACCAACTGCCACTGATTCTTATCCTTGAATGGAAGAATCTTAATTTGGCTCAATGGTGCAACATTATCTTTTGTCTTGTCTGCATCAACCAACTTGACCAATCCCCACTCAGCCATTAGATTCGCAATTGTGTTACGACGCTGAATGTCGTTATCTGACATATTGGATGGCTTACCGTCCAACTCAAAGAGTTCTTTGAAGTGTACGATATAATACTTTCCTTGTTTATGGAGGATATGGCAGGATTGATAAAGAATGTTATCGTTCTTTGCTGCGACTCCGATGCGTGTGAGTGTTTCACGAACTTTGAGGAAGTCGTCTTGTTTTTCTAATGTGACTTCTACTAATTTTTCGACCATGGTCAATCACCCTTATATAATTGTTTCTTCATCGCGGTGATCTGGTCGTCAGAAAGGATCTTTAATGCTTCCTCTGCTTTCGCATCGGAGTATCCATAGTATTCTTTAACAACACTCAAATCACTACTTTGAGCCTTTTTATGCCATTTAGAGTATGGTCGCTTAGAGGCTCTAACAATATTTAGGAGAAAATCATATTTGAGTTTATTATCGAGAGTCGTGTATCGATTCATTTCGTTCGCTAATAGAACGGTGTCTCTATGAAAAGAAAGAGCACGATTGACCATAAAAGATGAGTATGACTTTTCATCCTGTTCTGTCAGAAGAGCATACTGCTTCGTCTGTAGAATAGACGGAATAATTTCTTTAAAGAGGTCAGCCATTGAAAGGTTCGCCTAATTGTGATTTTCTTTTACGCTGTTCTTCTGCATGCCGTTTTCTTCCTTCAATAAGTTTTTCAATTGCTTCTGGATGATTTTTAATATATTCTTTTCTATCGTAAGATCTCTTCACCAGCATTTCTGGATTATTCATATAATATTCTTTCATTGCAATAGAAGATTTTACTGCTCTATTTGTGTTATTTTTTGATGGGTGTTTTTCTGGATTATTTTTATAATACTCTTTTTTTGCAGCAGATATTTCCTGTTTCTTTTCTGGATTATTTCTATAATATGCCTTCATTGAATTAGACATTTTATTGCGAACTTCGGGTCTTTTTGCGGGATTATTTTTACCAGAAAATAATTTTTGCATTTTCTCTTTATGCTTATTGGCAATACCAGGATTACGCATTGGATTACAATTTGGATCTTTTTTTAACCTTTCAGTTTGCGAAAAAGACAATTTACTGCGAACTTCTGTTCTTTTTGTTGGATTATTATCCCCAATAAAAGCATCAGACATTTTTTTTCTTAACCAACCATATAGTTTATTATTTCTAGATTCACCGATGGTCATCATGGATGCAGCATATAACAAACTATAATTTTCTGGATAAATTTTTAATAGTAATTGATGGGCAACATAATGCTCTTCAGCAGTTAGATCTACCAGATTGGTCGGATCGTCATTTCCACCCATGCATCTTGGAATGATGTGGTGCGTCTCGCAATAACCCTCAAGCAATCTATTTTTTGCTCTGTTTATCAGAGCATCATAATGCTTTTGGTAGTTCATGAGAACTTGCACTCCACCATCATCTCTGTAAGACATGCGGTGAGGTTCAGTTCCTGATCTGCGACAAATGCTGATTGATATTGATACTTTGCGAGAATCAAAACTGCATTTGGAATCGTGGACTTATCCATAACTTCATAAAGACTGTCATAGATCTTACGATAAATCTTCGCAGGATCGTCGCTACCAAAATCAGCAACCCACTTACGCATTGCACTGAAGTTTTGATCTTTGAGTGATGCAACCAATTCAGTCAATGAAACATCAGCAATACTGGAAAGAATCCCAGCATCAATCTTACCGCTGACAGAATATCTTTGGAGTTCGTTTAGAACACGACGATAGTCAGGGAAGTGCTTCTTGACAACTTCAGCCAGTACTGCTTTATCATACGGCACCTTTTCAGTTGCGAGGATTTCAGCAGCACGCTTCATAAACGCCATTGCCATCTTGGGTTTATCTTCCTTGCGTAGTTTGAATTCAATCACAGCGCAGCGAGAATGCAATGGCTCAATGATACGGTTCTTGTAGTTACAAGTCATGATGAAGGTGCAGTTATGCGCAAACTCTTCCATTGCAGCACGCATGGCTGGTTGAGTTGAGTTTGGATTTAGATAATCTGCTTCGTCGATAATGATGACTTTTTTACCGCCACCAAGAGACATTGCACTCGCATAGTTCTTGATCTTTGTTCGAAACGTATCAATACCACTCTCATCCGACCCGTTGATCATCAAATAGTCGCAACCAATCTCATCACACAGCGCTCTTGCAACTGTAGTCTTGCCAGTGCCAGGTCCACCGCAGAGAAGGAGATGAGGAATCTCCTTGCGATCTACATACGACTGAAAAGTGGACTTGTATTCCTCTGGAAGGATACAATCGGCAATAGTATGAGGACGGTATTTTTCAACCCACAATGCTTCAACCATAATATAAAACTCCTTGTCACTCAGTCACTATTCTACGCCATTTACCGTTTGCATACAAGTACATTTCACCATCTGGTCCGACGGTCATACTTGCCTTTACATGCTTTTGAGTTCCAGGGACAAACTGCGGTCCAAAATGGTACGTGTTAGGCTCGGTCGGACGCAGTTCGCCATACTCAGCACCAAGAGTTAGTTTACCATTGTGACCATTGGATTCAATTTCCTTGATGGACTTTGTTTTTTCAGAATCTGGTAAAATGGCTGCGGCGGCAACAATGCCACCACCAGCAACGCCACCAGCAAGACCAAGATACTTGAAAAAATTACGTCTTGTTGCCATACTTGTGCTCCCATACTGAATATGCAGCAACGAATAACACCAATAGAACTATTGGTGCTGATGCGGGAATCCACAAAAAGAAAGTATTTACTATGGCAAAGATTGCGAATACAAGAGCCACAATCAGTACTGATAGATCTGATTTATGCATAATATAACTCCAGAGAGAGAATGGGGTGGAGGAGGTGAACCCTCACGATGAGCAGTCTGGCGGATAGTACCGTCGGCAATGAGTGCCGCACC